TATGGGCAAAAGACGTCTACAAAATAAAGCAATAAAGTAGGTCCATATACTTAAAAAAACACGGAGACACTTGTTGTAAATCCCCTATATAACTCTACCCCCAGAGATTATTATAAGGATATAAAAGTGCCAAAAGAAACATATCTCGACATAGAGATTGACCTATCCCGTGACGAATTATTTGACCCACTCGGTCTTGCAAGACTCAAAGAATCTTACATGCGTGATGACGAAACATCACCCCAACAAAGATTCGCTTTCGTGTCCAAAACTTTCGCATCAAACCCAGAACACGCCCAACGACTTTATGAATATGCATCCAAGCACTGGTTGTCATACTCCACACCTATCCTTGCTTATGGTCGCACAGGAAAGGGCATGCCCATATCGTGTTTCCTCAACTACATCGAAGACACTGCTGAAGGACTGGTCAACAACCTGTCCGAAACAAACTGGTTGTCTATGTTCGGTGGTGGCGTTGGTATCGGTTTTGGAATTCGTTCTTCTGACGACAAGTCAACTGGCGTCATCCCACACCTGAAAACATACGACGCCTCCTCGTTGGCGTACAGGCAAGGCAAAACCAGACGAGGGTCATACGCTGCTTATCTTGACATCAGTCATCCAGACGTAACAGAGTTCCTCGAGATGCGCAAACCGACAGGTGACCCCAACCGTCGATGCCTAAACTTGCACCACGGAATCAATATCCCTGATCGTTTTATGCAGATCATCGAACGATGCATGCAAGACTCAGACGCAGACGATGGTTGGAATCTGACAGACCCATCAAGCGGAGAGATACGCGAGACAGTATCTGCCAAAGCACTGTGGCAGAAGATCCTTGGGTTGCGTATGGAAACTGGCGAACCATACCTGCACTTCATTGACTCCAGCAACCGAGCATTGCCACAGTTCCAGAAAGACTTGGGTCTGAAGATCCACCAGTCAAACTTGTGCTCTGAGATTATTCTCCCAACAAACGAAGAACGCACCGCTGTATGTTGTTTGTCATCAGTCAACCTTGAGCACTACGACTCATGGAGCAAGAACACCATGTTCCTGCGCGACATGGCAGAGATGCTGGACAACGTGTTACAGTTCTTCATCGACAATGCACCAGATACAGTTCAGCGAGCAAAGTTCTCTGCTATGCGCGAACGGTCAATTGGTATTGGCGCACTGGGGTTTCACGCATACCTCCAGAAGAAGTCTCTGCCATTCGAATGTGCAATGGCGAAGGTACTGAACAACCGCATATTCTCTCACATCAAAACCAAAGTGACAGAAGCGAGCATGGAGTTGGGTACAGAACGTGGTGAAGCACCTGACGCTGCTGGCACAGGACAACGATTCAGTCACACAATGGCGATCGCACCAAACGCATCAAGCAGCATAATCATGGGTAACACCTCACCAAGCATTGAACCATATCGCGCCAATGCGTACAGGCAGGACACCCTCTCTGGAGCGTTTCTAAATAAGAACAGGTATCTCGATGCAATCATCAAAGACGCCTGTAATGAATATCCAAAGAAGAGAGACTATGATGAGATCTGGTCTTCGATTATGGCGAACGATGGTTCCGTCCAGCACCTGAAGTGGATGGATGAAGATGTCAGGGAAGTCTACAAAACTTCTATGGAAATCGACCAGCGTTGGATTATAGAACACGCAGCAGACAGGCAAGCATACATTGACCAAGCACAATCGCTCAACGTATTCTTCCGACCAGATGCAAACATTCTATACATCCACACGGTACACTTCCTTGCGTGGAAGCGCGGAGTGAAGACCATGTACTATTGTCGTTCTGAGAAACTTGGCAAGGCAGACAAAGTCTCCAAGCGTATCGAACGTGACGTGATCAAAGAGATCGATCTTGCTTCAGTAATTGACGACAGCGAATGTTTGGCATGCGAAGGATAGATTGATGGCAGGTTATATAATGGATAAGATCCTCAGTGATGAGGAACTTCAAGAAGCGCGAGACTTGGCAGCGAGTCTCGACTTCTATAGAATATTTCAGATGTACAACCTGTTTGATCTGGATCGCGCTGAAGTAGATACGGATTGTGGTGCGGGTTTTGTAGATACTCTGCAAAAATATTCAAAGCACGATACAAACATTGGGTTGTACTTTCTGAAATACATCGAAGGTTCTTTCACGAGGATGCACCATGATAACAATTCAGACCTCACGATCGTAACACTCATTGATGACAAAGAATTGGTTGGCGGTCACTCTCTCGTCGCGGAAACGTATGAACAAAGAGATAGACCAGCAGACCAGTATTGTGCGAGAAATAATGGAGAAGAAACTCACCCACCATACGGACAAGAGATAGTCCCAGATGTCCTGCCCGTATCGGTAGGTGAGAGTTTGGTTTATGGACCAGACCTGAAACACGGAGTTTCAAAAGTATACGAAGGAGAGCGATTAGTATTAGTCGCATGGTATAAAGACACATACAAGGAAAAGACATGAAGTTGAAGTTGACAGACGAAAGAGAATATTTCAAACCATTCAATTATCCATGGGCATACGATGCTTGGTTAGAGCACGAGCAGTCCCATTGGTTGCACACAGAAGTCCCTATGGCAGAAGATGTCAAGGACTGGCAGCGTAAGGTTTCCCCAGAAGAGAAGGGTTTCCTGACTAACATATTTCGCTTCTTCACGCAAGGCGACATCGACGTTGCAGGTGGTTATGTCAACAACTACCTTCCACACTTCCCACAACCAGAAGTCCGCATGATGCTTATGGGTTTCGCTGCGCGCGAAGCACTGCACGTTGCTGCATACTCGCACCTGATCGAGACTTTGGGCATGCCCGAGTCAACGTACAATGAATTCTTCGAGTATGAAGCAATGCGAGAGAAGCATGACTACTTCATGGACTTGTCAGCATCAAACGGTACAAAGGAATCTGTTGCAACTAACATCGCAGCATTCTCTGCATTCACTGAAGGCATGCAGTTGTTCTCCTCGTTCATCATGTTGTTGAACTTCCCACGCCATGGTAAGATGAAAGGCATGGGACAGATCATCACATGGTCAATCGTAGATGAAACTATGCACGCTGAGTCGATGATCAAGTTGTTCCGTACATACGTCGAAGAGAATATCGAGATATGGAACGATGACCTGAAGGGAAAGATCTACGCTATTGCCGAGCGCATGGTAGAACTGGAAGACAAGTTTATCGACCTCGCATTTGCAATGGGTCCAATGGAAGGGTTGACAGCAGAAGAGGTGAAGAAGTACATTCGCTATATCGCTGACCGTCGACTTATCAGTCTGGGACTCAAGGGCATCTTCAAAGTCAAGAAGAACCCAGTGCCATGGGTTGAGGAAATGATCAACGCACCAACGCACACCAACTTCTTCGAGAACAGGTCTACAGACTATGCTCGCGGAGCAACGACAGGTGATTGGAACAACGTCTGGGGCGCAGTTAAATAAACGCTATATAATACTGCGTAACAAATAACGAGAGTTTTAAGATGGACGAACATTATAAAATAGAGTGCGACCTATGCGAATCAGTCACTGAGGTGATTGTTGATGCAATGGACGGGACAGAACCTGAGTTCTGTCCAATGTGTGGCACTCCAATTATTGCCCAATGAACTGGATCTATGAAGGCGAGGAATTCTCGCCAGAGTATGAGTCTCTTGAGCACTGGGTTGGTTTCGTCTATGTTATAACGGAACTGAACACTGACATGAAGTATGTCGGCAAGAAGTTCTTTCACCGAAAGAAAACTCTGCCAGTCACAAAGACACGCAAGCGCAGGAAGCACACGCGAGTTGAGTCCGACTGGAAAGACTACTTCGGAAGTTCAGTGAAAGTGCAGGCACTCCGAGAGGAGTATGGAGAGGGAGCGTTTCGTAGAGAAATAATTCGACTCTGTGCAACCAAGGGTGACTGTGCTTATTACGAGACAAAGGAACAGTTCGACAGAGAAGTCTTGATCAGAAAAGACTACTACAACGGCATCATAAATTGTAGAATCAATCGCACCCACCTGTCTATCAATAAATTAACATAGTTCGGAAGATTATACTGTAGGTATTACCACCTACTAATTTGGAATAAGGCAACCATTCGGTTGTGCTTGTTTCCTATATAAAACTAGAGATGAGGAAAACACCATATGATAACTGAAGCACAAACAGGACAATCCAGAAGGTTGGAACTCTATGAGATACTCAATGCCATTAGCAGCGAAACGAAAGTCGCAGCAAAGGTGCAATTGATCCGACACTACCTAAACACCTATTCTTCATTCCAAGACTACGTCCGTTGTGTCTTCGACGAAAGAGTACAGTTTCTTCTCCCCGACAGTAGACCCCCATTTACCGCTGCGGAAGAAGGAGCAGTGCCATCCACTTGGCATAAACAACACATGAAACTTACCTATTTTGTCAAAGGACTTAAAGCAGACCACATGAATGTTCTGCGAAGAGAGTCCATGTTTATTGGCATGCTAGAATCTGTACACCCAAAAGATGCTGAGATTCTGATCGACATGGTCGCGAAGAAAACTCCATGCAAAGGGTTGACAGTAAAAAGAGTGAAGGAGGCAATCCCTAATTTGTTATGACACGTCCTTAAACTTACTTTAAAGATCGGAGTCGCCTATGGTAACAACAAACCAACTTGAACGGTTGCGCAAGGATAGCGCAGAATTATCGAACTATGTTCATAAACTAACGAAGAAGGGCAAGGAGGAACTTGCCCATAAGGTGGAAAAGAAACGAGCATTTCTTGATGACTACATCAATGAACTCGAACTCCAAACAAATCGGATAAGTAATTAGGAGGTGATCAAATCTCGTGCCCTGTCTTCGGACAGGGTATCGTCACCTCTTTTCAATTCATTTCTCTCAAAGACAGATAGTTGTTGCCTTCTCACTCAGAATGCTTATAATAAAGAACATCGTCTGCCTCCTGCTACATTCTACTCTTTCTCACCACACTTTATATTGAAATCTTAAACTAACGATTCAACTATATACTGTACAAGTTATTTTATTGGAGTTATTTTAATGCCTTTGTATGATGTACGAATTATAGAAACAGGAGAAGAGAAGGAAATGCTTTGTTCTTATTCTTCTATAAAAGAAAAGATAGATGCAGGTGAAGTAGAAATACTGCACAAGAGATCACCCATGTTAGTCACTGAAGTTGGTGGTACTCTTCGAACAACTTCTGATGGTTGGAAAGATATTCTCAAAACCGTTAAGAAACATTCTGGTCGAGTCAATACTATTAAGGTTTAATAATGCAATCTACAAAGAGACAAAGACACGACACTCCTCGTAAACTAAAGATCGATGATCTGAATACATTCAGTGCACTGACTGACAATCAAACTCTTGCACGTGAAGCATGGAAAGAAGGAGACCATCTGGTACTCAGTGGTTCAGCAGGAACAGGTAAGACGTTCACCGCACTGTACCTTGCCTTACAAGACGTAATGGATAAGTCTACCCCATGGGAGAAGATTCATATTATACGTTCAGTTGTACCAACACGAGAAGTTGGTTTCCTTCCAGGAACAGCAGAAGAGAAACTCCTGCCATTCATACTTCCATACATGTCACTAACAAACGATATGTTCGAGCAAGGTGGGTCGTATAATCAATTGGTTGAACAAGGCATCATTGAGTTTCACTCTACATCGTTCATCCGTGGTACAACATTCGACAATGCAATCATCGTTGTGGATGAGATGCAGAACTTAACATTCCACGAACTGGATTCAGTCGTAACAAGGGTTGGTCTGGACTCAAGGATAATGTTTGCTGGAGACTACTACCAGTCTGACTTTGTAAAGCAAGGGGACAAGAATGGTATCCACCAATTCCTACGAATACTCGAGGTCATGAAGAACTTCACTATTGTAGAGTTTGGTTGGCAAGATATTATACGGTCAGACTTCGTTCGTGACTATATAATGACAAAAGAGATGTTAGCAAAGGAGAAGAAATAATGGCATGCACAACAATCAATATGACAAAACTCCGACAAGACCTTGAACGGGACGAAGGCAGAGTTGACGAGATATACATTGACTCACTGGGTCACAAGACCTTTGGTATTGGACACCTTGTGACTGAGGTCGACAACGAATACATCTATCCTGTTGGAACAGAAGTCGATTCAGCAAGAGTGAGTGAGTGCTTTGACGATGACATCAGTGAAGCAGAGATGGAATGTGCTGCGCTGTACGCTGGGTCGTGGTGGGAGTTCAGCGGTGAACTCAAGTCAATACTTGTCAACATGATGTTCAACCTCGGACGCACACGGTTGTCAAAGTTCAGAAAGATGAACGCAGCAATCGCTCGACAAGACTGGAACGAAGCAGGGAAAGAGGGAAGGGACTCTCTTTGGTACAAGCAGGTCGGCAATCGCGCAGAGCGTTTGATGACTCGCATGGAGAACCTTGGTGACTGACCCAAACAAACACTTCCACGGTGACTTTGACCGCAACGAAGTAGAAGTTGATCTTGATAGGTTCATGGCGATCCTACATGAGAACTCCAAACTGAAAGACGAGATTCGCGAACTGAAAGACGAGTCATCCGTCAACCCATGGCAGAGGTGGATACACGCAGCAAAGACTATAGACGCATGGCGTTTGTTTCCACGTGCGTTTATCTCCGTGTACATGGTGCTGTTGTATTATTCAACAATGTGGTTCATGGAACTTGAATCCCCAGACCTTGCTCAAGCAGGACTTATAAGTACTGTTGTGGGCGCAGGTGCTGCGTGGTTTGGTCTGTACACTCGATCTCACGGAGACGGTGACAAATAGGATAGATAATGAGCAAGACATATATTGGTGTGGGTGGATACACTCTGCACGATGGTGGTGTAACAAAGATAGATGACAAAGGCAATATCATATTCGCATCACTCTCTGAACGCTACACCAAAATAAAACACGATAGCGAAATCCCCACAGAACTGTGGAACGCCACCTGCGGAACGGAAGTCATTGCCGACCTAGACCCTGATATTCAGATAGTCATGAGCGACGACTGGGAAGTCCGCGAACATTTCAGAAGAGGGTTTCTTCAGGGGCAAGGCAGAGATGCCGGAACTCACCTCAGTAAGACCGACCCATGGAACTTTCTTGTCAGTATGCCTGATTCGAAAGTCAACGAGCACCACCGCTCACATGCCTGTTCCGCACTAATGACCAGACCCACAAACTTCGAAAGAAGCGACTGTGTTACCGTGGTCATTGATGGTGTTGGGGAGTATCGTTCTGCTGCTGTATACAATTCAGAACTTGAACTTGTTTGGCAGATGACGTTTCCGAAATCAATCGGATACCTCTACGCATTCTTCACCACAGCAATTCCTGACATGAACCTCAAAGCAAATGAGGACGAGTACGTTGTCATGGGTCTCTCGAGTTATGGTGAACCGACTCATTGGGAGAAAGTGTATGACATGTTTGAGTGCACTGTGGAACACGACCTCGAAAATAAAATAGATATAGACTGGCAACGGATGTATGCATTCAAACTGCAACCACTCCGCGCCATAGTTTCGATGCTTCTCGATGAGTGTAAGAACGTAGAAGACGCAGCGGCATCCCTACAACGCGCAACTGAAGAAATGATTCTTGACATAATGCGCCAAGCGAGAAAGTACGGCACACACCTGTGCTACTCTGGCGGTGTTGCGCAAAACATAGTCGCGAATGGTCGTGTCCGCGAGTTGTTTGATGACATGTGGGTTGACGTGAATCCTGGAGATGGCGGTGCCTCTCTTGGAGCAGCAGGATGGCAGTTGATGCAAGACACAGGCATTGACCGTCTCAACTGGACAAGTCCATTCCTTGGTTATAATATAGAAGGCGACCTTGACCCCGAGAAAGTCGTTGATGATCTCTTCAAGAATAAAGTCTGTGGCATTGCCAACGGTCGCGCAGAGTTCAGCACACGCGCATACGGGAACAGGTCTTTGATCGCAGACGTGCGCCATGACGTGCAGGGAACGGTCAATAGAATCAAACAGCGTCAACAGTTTCGCCCGTTTGCTCCTGCCATACTTGAGGAACACGCAGAAGAATATTTCTCTGGACCAATGAACCGTTGGATGCAATACTGCGCAACTGCCAACCACGACTACAAGTCAGTCACGCACGTTGACGGAACAGGCAGGGTGCAGTTGGTACCAAAGGATTGTCAGTCGGTCTTTCGTCAGGTCATCGAATGCTACTATGAAAAGACGGGTGTTCCGATGCTGCTAAATACTTCTCTGAACATACGCGGAATGCCCATGGTGAACGATGAGCAAGACGCAAAAGATTTTACTATGAAATATGGTGTCAATGTTTGGACATCTTGAGGGAAGTATATGAAGCAAATGATATATCAGGTCGCGGTTGGACCACAGTCTAAACTCTACGAACACTGCATAGATTCCGTTGCCAAGTACTGCAAGAAGTACGGCATCGAACACATCGTACAGCGTGAACCCATTCTTCGAATATGTCCCGACATATTCGCTACGAACAGGTCAACCGAATCTTATAAGAAGTATGGTGGGTTCCTTCCCATATACGAAAAAGAAAATGCCTTCGACTACTTTGATCGGTTTAACGACATTGCTATAATCGACGCAGACATTTATATTCGTCCAGACGCACCCAACATCTTCGAACACTTTGACAGTTCTGTGTACGACTTTGGTGCTGTTGTTGAGAGAGACATGCCAGTCACTCCTGAGTACGCGCAGAAGATACAAAACTACTCGCGGATGCAGTACAGCAATTTGAAAGATGTTGAGTGGTACTGGAATCCTCTGGGCGCAAAGTTCTATAACATGGGTCTGATTGTTATGAACGATTCGATCGTAAAACACTTCAAGGGTCAGAATGCTCGAGAGTTTCTGAACCGAGTTGAGTTCAAACGATTCATCGACGGTGACGGTGCTTGGAAATGGTCGACCGACCAGACTCTGCTGAACTGGTGGGTGAAGAAGGTTCCGTTGAACGTGCAGGATATGGAATGGAAATTTAATGCG